GCGGGTACTTCGTGTTGCTCGAGGTCCGGCCACCGTTCATCGGCACCTGGAAATGGACGTGCGTCCCGGCCTCGTTGACGTAGAAGTACGGGGCCTCCGACCAGCCGTCCATAAGCTGTTCCGGCGAGATGTCCACGTGCCCGGACGGGTAGCCCACGCCCAGGTTCCAGTCCCCGCCACCCGCACCGAACGCCAGCAGCTCCGCCGGTGAACCGGCCGGATCCCCGCCGCCGGGGTTGGTGGGGTCGCTGCCGTAGGGCAGCGAGCACACCGCATGGTTGGACGCGGCCGTCTCCACGCCACCGACGAACGCGGACACCCAGTACTCGTAGTTGCCCATCGAGCTCGGGGTGCGCGTCGACGTGGTGACCGTAAGGTTGTCCGCGCCCGCAACCCCGCTCGGCGAGCGGATCTCGTACAGCTTGTAGTGCGTGGCGTTGGTGACCGGGTTCCAGGTCAGCACGATCGAGTTGTCCGGCTGCACCGTGGCGGTCATGCCCGTGGGTGCAGCACCCGAGCCGGGGCCAGGGACCACTTCGCCGACACTTAGCTCGATCCACTCCGACCCGGTGCCGCCCATGTAGGCGTCCAGGTCGTCGTCGAACACGATCCGGCCCTTACTCGGCGTGCCACGGGTGCCCGTAGTAACCACCGGCACCCCGGTCAGGGTGAGGTTCGCGAGCTGGGCCTGTACCGCGTCCAGCCGGTCGCTCAGACCATCCACCTCGAGGTCCAGGGCCTCGATGCCGTCTTCGATCCGGTCGAGGTCGTTGGCCAGGATCGGCGTGGCACCGGGCGGTCCGTCGGCCCACGGCGGGGACTTCGGCGTGAACAGGTCAGCCACGGGCCTGGTCCTCCTGGGCTAAGTCATAGGCTCACCGCAACGGCAGCCAGGACAGTGGTAGTCGACCGCTCGCACCCCAGACGGATCCTTGCGGTTCTTGACCTTCCATAGCTCGAGGTTCTCCGGCCGATTGTCGGCTCGATCCCCGTTCTTGTGATGCACCCGCTCGTGCGCCTCTAGTGGGCGCCCGAGCATCTCCTCCATGACAAGGCGGTGCTGCATCTTCCAGCCGTCTGTCGTCTTCACGATCATGTAACCGGAGGTGTGCAGCGTCGCATCGCCCAGAGCGAAACGAGCTTTCGCGGAGTTGTTCGCGAGCGCGTTGCAGGACCGAGAGCAGTACTTCTGTCCCCGCGACGCCTTGCTTAGGAACTCGTCACCACACTGTGGGCAAGTCCGGGCAACTCGATGGGCACGGCTTGCCTCGATCGCACAGGTCCGCGAGCAGTACTTGTTCCCCGGTCGCACCGAGTCTCCGCACAGCAGGCACGATCGATTGGCCGTGCGAGCATCCGTCGCTTCATAGCAAGAACGCGTGCAGTAGCGCTGCCGAAGTCGAGACGCAGAGCTTCTCTGGAACGTCTTGCCGCAGCCTTGGCAAGTCCCCTGGCCGCCGCTGCGACACTCGGTCGAGCAGTAGACGGTCCGGTTGTACTTCGGTTGGAAGGTCTTATTGCACGTGGGACAAACCTTCGGCTGCGGTCGACCTTCGAACCCTGCCGTGGAGCCAGTGCGATACCAACGCATGTAGTGCCGCTGGCAGTAGCCCTTCCGGTCTCGCCGACCTGAGCATCCGTCCACGCTGCACGTCGTTACATCCACAAAGTGGATGCTACCCGCTGCGGTTGCCGTATGGACTAAAGACGGAATATTTTGTCACTACCGGGAGACCAAGCTGCGGTAATATCCTGGCCGTTGGGTAGGACCGGCACGCCGGACCCGCGGTCGATGAACACGATCAACCGCTGCTGGCTGGCCGGCAGATCACTGCCCCCGGTCACCGCCGACGCCTGGTAGATGACCAGGTGCGGGATCGCGGCACCCTCCGGAACCGCCTCGAACACGGCGTCCGCGGCGTCGGCCACCCCGGCGACGTTGGTCAGCGAGTTCAGCGTCTCGGTGGCCACCACCGTGCCGCCCGCACCGACCACGTCGGACATGAACTTGTGCGTGACCGAGAACGTGTAGCCGCGCACCAGGCTGGCCTTGATGACCGAGCCGCCGGTCTTCCAGACGATCTCGCCCGCCAGGAAGCCCTCACGGGCCGAGTCGTACAGCGTGGACATGGGCTCCTCGGTAAGGTTCAGAATTTCAGGTAAACTCTGGTCTGTGAGTTCCGGCGAAACGAACGAGCGCACCTGTGTGCACTGCGGAGAAGTCAGGCCAATCGGAGGCCGCGGCCTGTGTCATCGCTGCTGGCAGTACCTGCGCTATCACGACCGACTCGACGAGTACTCGCGCGCTCGTCGCAGTCCCGACGAGTGGTTCGCGATGATCGACAAAGGTGACCCCGAAGCGTGCTGGCCGTGGCCCGGGCATCGCCGCGCGCAGAGTGGTTACGGCTGGACCGGAACCCAGCTCGCTCACCGTTGGTCGTACGAAAAGCACGTAGGGCCGATCCCCTGCGGACGTCAGGTGGATCACGCCTGCCACGGCCGCGACGAGCAATGCCCCGGTGGAGCGGACTGCTCGCACAGGTTCTGCGTCAATCCAGCCCACCTTGAGGTAGTTACACAGCCCGAGAACCTGCGACGAGGCCGCCAGCGACTCACTGAGTGCAAGCGCGGCCACCCCATTCAGCGGGATGCAAATGGGCACTGGAAGTGCGCAGAGTGTTCGCTCGCTCGGAAGCGAGCATGGAATGCGGCACATCGAGAAGAGGACAACCGCCGCCGGAGGGAGCGATACGCCCAACGGCGACGGAGCTAGATCGACAAAAACTTCCTTCTGCCGGCGATCTCGACGGACGCGGATCCGCCACCGGTGTGGATGAACGTGGCCGTCAACGGAGTGCGGGACGGCGGGAACTCGAACCAGGCGGGGCCCGGCTCCCGGTACACCTGACGCTCGTCCGGCGACCAGGCGGCACCCGCCCCGGCCGAAGCCCGCCAGTGCCCGCACTCGAGCACCAGCTCACGGCCGGCCGCGACCACGCCGTTGTACTGAACCCAGCGGTCACCGACCGCCAGGCGCGGGTTCGAGACTGGGCCGTGGAACGTGATCCGGGCGTCCGCAATCGGCGCGGTGGAGCCGTCGAACAAGGTCAGGGTGGCGGTCGTGCCGGTCACGCCAGTGATGGCCTGGGCGACGTCGGTGGCGTCGACCCAGAACGGGTCGGTCAGGCGTAGCGCCACCGACACCATCGCGAGGGGCTCCGCGTAGCGGCGCGTGAAGTCCATGACATCCACGACCTGCGCCCCGGCGGTGAGCACCAGCCCGTCCGGGCGCCGGAACGCGAGCTCGACCTCATCAGCGTGGAACAACTGCAACAGGTCGTCCCGCCGTCGGTAGAACTCGCGCTCCATCCCACCGCCCGGGATCAGCCCGTCCGGGCGGGAGCCGACCACCCACATCGGCAGCACGATCTCGTTGGCGTCGAACCGCTTGCCTTCGGTGCGGATCCGCCCGTGCCGACCCGGGACCACCACATCCTCCCCGCGCAGCGCTGGCACGGTGAGCAGCCCACTGACGTCGGTGGTCATGTAGGCGTACGAACCGAGGTCGACACCGTTGACCGTGAGCTGCTCCGGGACCGGAGGTGGCGGAGGGTCGGCGTAGGGGTAGGCCGGGGGGTAAAACGGCGGGTAGAGCGGTCCGGTCATCCGAACATCCCCATGGCGGCCTGCCGACGTTGCACCAGGGCGACCTCCGCGGACTCGCGCGACGACGACTCGGTGTAGAAGTTGTTGACCACCGAGACCTGCTTCGCGGGCTGCGGCGGGACGGCCGCGCCGACGTCATGAGCGGCCAGCTCGGCGTTGACCCGGGCGTTGAAGTCGGTGGCCCAGGCGTCGGTCACGAGCGCGTCCTGCACACCGGACACGCTGTCGACCGCTGTCTTGGCCAACGAGCGAGCGGCGCGCTCGACAACGCCCTCGGCCTTGTTCATGCCGATGGCAAGGCCACCGGCCAGCCCTTCACCGATCTCGACCCAGACCTTCGGGGGCGAACCGAACTCAGCCGCCGCCCGCATCGCAGCAGCGGCCGCGTCGGCAAGTCGTCGGGCAGCGGCCTCGACCGCGCCCGCCTTCGAGTTGAGCCCATCGGCCAGGGCCTGACCCATGGCAGCACCTGCGGCCCGGAACTGGCCTACTGCAGAACGGAGCGCAGCGAGGCAGCGCGAGATCGCGTTAGTGAGTACCGAGACCATCTGGTTACCGCCGTTGGTCACTCCGGCGATCATCTGCTGCATGGCCTGCACGGTGGCCTGTGTCATCTGCGCCCAACCCTGGGTGCTGACGGCGAGCATCTGGGCCATGCCAGCGGTCACAGCGGCGGCCATCTGCGCCATTGCGTTGACCGTGGCCGCAACTGCGACCCCCCAGTTGAGCTGGAGCGCGGCGGCGACGGCGGCCATGCCCGCGGTCACGGCGGCAACGATCTGGGCGAAGCCCTGCTGCACCGCCATAACGATCAGGAGCATGCCTTGCTGCACCGCGGGGACCACGGTCGTGAACCCGACCAAGATCGCCTGCGCGAATAGCGCCATGCCCTGGGTAGCGATCATCTGCATCTGCAGGAAGCCCTGCTGCATAGCGACGATCAGGAGCGCCATCCCAGCCTGCACGGCCAGCTGCATCGCGGTCATCCCGGTGGACACCGCGATGTACCAGTTCGCCGTGCCGACCGAGATCGCGGTTGTGACGCCGGTTATGCCCGTGGTCGCGGCCGCGGCCGCACCCGCGAAGCCGGTGGTGATCGCCATGCTGACACCGGTGATCGCCGTGCCGACGGTGGTGCTCCACTGCGACGTCCCTGTCTGCAGCGAGGTCGTGATGCCCTGCAGGCCGGTGTCGACCGCCGGGCCCCACTTCGCCGCGCCGCTCTGCAGGGTGTTCGAGATGTTGTTTGTGGCCGTCTGGGCCGCGCTCTCAGCGGGTGCCAGCGCGCCGGTCACCTGCTGCGGCACCGGCTGCAGCGGTGCGGTCAGCGCGGGCGGTACGCCCTGCATCGCCCGCTCGGCGGCGTTCGCGCTCCGGCCGCCCAGCGACGTCACTGCGGCCGCGATCCCGGGGTTCAGCGTGTTGATCGCGCCCGGGATGGTGCGCAGCGGGGCGAGCACCGACTCCGGGATGCCGTTGACCGCTGCGGCGATCGCCGGAGTGCTCGAGGCGAACGCGTCGGCGATCTTCTTCGAGCCGAGCGCGATCTCCGCCTCCGCGGCGGCGAACGCGGCGGTGTACTTGCCCGCCAGCAGGCCCGCCGGGTCGCCGATGGCCTGGAGGCCAACGGAGATCAACTTGACCGTGCCGTTGACCGCCTGGGCGAGCCCGGCCAGGAACGACCCCACCCGGGCGAAGGCGATCACCAGGTTGTTGATCGCGTCGATCGCCAACGGCGCCATCGAGATGATGTTGACGAACATCTGCTGGATGGCCGGATCCTGGAAGGTGGCCGACAGCCGCTCGAACGCAGCCGCGATACCGTCGATCGTGGCCTGAGGGATCTTGTTGATCGCGTCGCCGATCCCGCGGAACACGCCCCCGACGGACTCACCGAGCGAGGTCCAGTCGAACCGATTGAAGAACCCGGTGATCGATTCCAAGGCATGGTTCACGCCGGGCGCGGCGGCCGCGAACAGCTCAATCCCGTTCGTGACCAGGTCGGCGAACCCCCGCGCAGCGATCCCAGTCAGGTCCGCGAGGCCGCGGAACGCCGAATCGAGTGTGCCGTTGGCGACCAGCTCGAGGACGTTGGCGCGGAACCGGGTGCCGAACTCGTTCACCGCACGGGTGATCGCGTCGAACGCGCCCGACTGCGACGCCAGGATCAGCAGCGAGTCGACGGTGGCCGCAATGCCGGGCGCCATGCCATCGAGCGAAGCTCGGACGTTCTTGAACACGGCATCGATCCGGGCGATGCCGGGTTCGGACGCGACCATGTCCGCGAGCCGCTGAGCGATCCCAGTGATCGACGTCGCAACGCCGTTCATCCCCGACTGCAGTGCCGGGAAGGTCTGGGCCAGCCTCTGGAACACCGGCACCATGCCGCGCTCGAAGGTGGCCGAGACAGAAGCCTTCAATGCGTCGAACTGGGGCTTGATCCGCTTGGCGGCCCGCTCGATGCCGTCCATGCCCGCCAAAACCGTGGCGATCGGGGCGGCCGCCAGGGCGAGCACCGCGGGCAGCACGGCCACGGCCGTGGACGCCGCTCCAAAGGCGGCCGTGATGCCTGCGCCGGCGACGGACAGGACCGTGGCCTGGGCTCCGGCAGCGAGCAAGAACTTGCCGAGAGAGAGTGCTGCTGAGGCGGCCACACCGAGGCCGCGGCCGATCATGCCGATGGCGCCACCCGCGCCGCCGCTCCCTCCGCCGCCGCCCCTGCCCAGCAGGCCGATGATCGCGGACAGGGAGGTGAACTGAGCGAGCGCGGCGGCCAGGCCGTCGACGCTGATGTTCAGGTTGATGGTGCGGCCATCGAGCCGCGAGACGGCATCCTCGATCGCCTCAAGCTGCAGGAGGGCTGCCTCGACGCCGGTGATGTCGATCTCAACCCTGACATTCCGACTGTCGATCGCCTGCAGCTGCGCCTGCAACTCGGCAATAGCCGTGCCCACGTCCAGGTCAACCGGGATCGTGATCCGGGACGAGTCCAGAGCTTCGAGCTGCGCCCGTAGCCGCGCCGTGTCCAGATCCAGGTCGACCGGGATCGTGATCCGGGACGAGTCCAGGGCCTGGAGCTGCGCCCGCAGCCCCGCCGTGTCGACCTCGAAGTTGACCGGGACCGTGATCTCCAGGCCGCGCTCGATGCCCGCAAGCTCGGACTGCAGCCGCCGGCGGAACCCAGACGTATCCGGGACGACGCGGATAGATACCCGCCCGACTTCGTCGCCGCCCGGAGATGACACGGCTCACCTCCGGGTTCCTGCTCAGGAGTGGGCCGCTGCAGCGGCACGTTGCTGACGTCGTGCGATCTCCGCCACCGAGAGCACCTTGGGCCTGCGCTGAGCCGTGGGCGGCTTGATCAGTGGCTCGCGAGTGCGCTTGCCAGCACGTTGCCGGTTCGCCGCATTGAGCAGGTTCGCGATGCCCGCGAGCACATGAAGCTCAGGTGTCCACGGTCGGAACTCGTGCCCGCCGCGCACGGATGCTCCGAAGGCGGAGTCGGGGGGGAGCTGCCCGACGAGCCAGAGGACACGGCGGGGCGAGAGCCGCCCGCGGAACACCTCGTAGAGGTCCGTGTTGCAGTAGCGCTGCAGGTCGAAGAGCAGCGCCTCGCCGTGCTCCTCGATCAGCTCGTCGAGCTGGGTGCTTCCCCCGGCTGGGTCCGCTGCTGGTAGACGGCGAACGTGGCCTGCAGGTCCTCGTCGGACACCTCGTCGGCCCAGGCGTCGAACTTGGCCTCGTCCACAGCTGCGATCCGCAGCGCGTCAATGATGCGCTGGTACAGCTCGTCGACCTCTGCCCACAGCCGAAGTTCGGCGACCTGTCGCTCGTCATCGCTCTTGATCTTCTTGGTGTTCTTCTCGAGTTCGCGAACCGTCGACATGTACTCCGCGACCTCGGCGTACTTGCGTTTGAACGCGGCCCGACGTGAGCGTGGCTGGATCGCGAGCATGGTCTTCAGCTCGGGCACGCCCGGCGGGTACTCGGTCGGCACCTCGACAGCGTCTTCGGCCATCTGGTCAACCAGCGACGCATCGTCGTCCTTGGGGCGGGCGGGTGGGGGCATGGATGCGGACCCTTCAATTCGGCGGACCCGGGGAGGAGGAGGCCAGGCGGGCGGCCGGGTCCGCACCCACCGCCCGCCGGCCGTCAGGGTTACACCTGGAGGCCGAGCTCCGGGCCGATCCAGGTCATCAGGTTGGAGCCGGTCACCTGGAGCACGGTCATGCGGACTGGGAAGGCAAGGAAGCCCTCCACGTCGACCTCGACGTCGTCTTCGCTGGAGATCGACACCTTCGGCACGTACAGCCCGACCTCGGTCGTTCCGTCCACAATCCGAACGAAGAGCGCGCGCTCGATGGCGGCCACGGCTGAGGTCACGCCGAACTGATCCGCGACGTCGACGTCGCCGGGGCCGAAGTACATCTCCAGCACCTCGTTGTCGACCTGGTGCAGGAAGGCCGTGATCGCGAAGTTGGTCGGCTCCCGGCGTTCCCGCAGGCTCGGGTTCTGCCAGGTGCCGATGATCTCCGTGTCGCCACCGTCACGGGTGATCGTGAGGCCGTCCTCGCGCGAGGTGTGGCCGAGGTTCTCCCAGGGGGAGGCCGGAGCGGTGAGCGACGCAGGGATCGCCGTCTCCGCCGGGGCGGTGTACAGGTAGCCGGTGCCCGGGATGAGCACGGCGGAGTCGGTCAGTGCCACGACAGGTTCCTTTCAACGGGGCATGACGAAAGGCCACGCCCCGGAAGCGGGGACGTGGAACGGGTGCGGCCCTCAGGCCGCAGGGGTGCGGACCCGCAACTGGTAGGTGGCTACGTATCGGCCAAGTCGGGGAAGGTCGATGTCCGGTACCTCCATCGGCCCCTGCGACTCGCGCAGCTGCACGATGTGCCCGGCCGAGGTCACGACCTGGTTGTCCCAGGCCTCCCACAGCACTCGACGCACCTGGTCCGCCAGCTCAGAGGCCGCCGACACTGGATCGAGCTCGGTGGTTGCGTCCGACCAGCACTGCACGTTGATCGACGGCCCGTCCCAGAACCTCGGAGCGACGGACGCGCCGGCGACCCGGCGGACCACGATCAGCGGAAGGAACTTGGTCAGGTCGTCCGGGATGCCCGACCGGATGGTCACGTCAGGCAGGGCGGCGCGGAGCAGCAGAACAGGGACCTGCTCGGCCTCACCTGCCCACCGGGCCATCAGTCGAACGCTCGTCGGAGAACGAAGATGCCCTGCATGGCGCCGGTGGGCCCGCCGGAACGACCGAACTCGATCGCAGCCGCGGCCCGCTGCCCCCGCTCGTCGTTCAGGGTCACAAACGAGTCCACGGACCCGCGAGTGACCGTGATCCGGGCGTGTCCCTCCGCGCGGTGGGCACGCAGCAATGCCTCGGCCCGCCGGCCGCCGGCCTGAGCGGTGTCATGCACGGCGTCGATCACCCCGGACAGGTGCGCTACGACTTCGTCGGTGTCGGCGTAAACCTCAGCCATCTACCGCTCCTCCTGCAACAGGGCAGTGACGTGGGTCGTCGCGCCGGAGTAGCCCCGCGGCTCAGGGCCGGAACGCACCGACAGCGACATACCCCGCCACTCGACCCGCGACCAGATCCCGAGCGGGGCGTCTCGGGCGATGAACCGCCAGGTGGAGTACACGCGCTGCTGCTGCGTGGCATCCACGGACGGGAACAGGCGCAGCTGGGACATCGGCTGCATCCAGCCCCGCACGGGCACGCCCGTGGCCGCCGGCCGGACTCGCTCGTCGCCCCGAGAGTCGGTGTAGGTCTCCTGGGGATAGACCGTGACGGTCTCCGGGGCGGCGTCAAGCAGGCTCATGGCAGCCACACCTCGCCCGGCTCCCACCACCGGTAGTTCTTGATGGGGTACTCGAGCGCGTCGTCCATGAGCGGGATCGAGCCCGCCCGCCCACTGACACCGAGTAGGCGCCGCTCGGCCGCCGTCAGGGACATGCCCGACTCACCGGACGGGCCGGTCGCCAGCTCGTAGGAGTAGTCGCCCGCGGTCTCCGAACGCTTCCCCTCGGGGTTGCGCAGCACGCGGACAACCATGGCGGCGACCACGTACTTGAGCTGCGAAGCTGTGGTCGTGCCAGCGGTAATGCGGGCGGCCAGGCCGGGGATCGTGTCGAGCACGGCCTCGGCCTTGTCGATGAGCCAGTTCACGTGCGGTTCGGCCTCGGCTGGTACGTCCCGGTTCCACTCAAGTTCGACGTCGGCAACGACCGCGTATACGCCCACGTCGATACCTCCGTCGAACTTGAGTGGATGGGGTCAGGTGCGGCTGACGGTGACTCGGGCGATGCCGCCCGGGTCGGCGAGGCCGGTGCCGTTCGCGATCGAGCGCCACTGCAGGGTGTCGCCCTCGGCCACGACCAGATCAGCCGCAGTCGACGACAAGGTCAGCGAGACCTCGTTGTTCGCGGTCGCGTTGGTACCGGATGCGAAGGTGAGGGTCGCGACGACCGTCGTGCCGGAGCCCGCCTGGCCCTTGTTGACCAGCGACACGGTGCGGTTGTTGGTGGCCGCACCGGTGATCGCCGCCTCCGGGACGTACTGCACGGCGCTCACGGTCCCCGCGTACGGGGACTGCGCGAGAACGGTGTCGTCGCTGTTGCCTGCGGTCGTGACCGCCGGGACGGACTCCTCGATGACCCGGACCAGGGGGGCGCTCACTGGTCGTTCTCCTTCCTAGTGCGCCGGACGGCCTGGCGGTCACCGGCGGACTTGTCGACCGTGCCGACGCCCTCAGCGCGAGCACCGCCCTGCGAGGCCTCCTCCGCGATCGGGCCCTGCACCTCGACGGTGTAGTCCTTGCGGTCCTTGTGCACCGGGGACGCGCCCCAGTAGCCGTACTTGGTGCCGTCGGCCAGGTCGACGACCTCGCCAGGCTTCCGCTCGTCAGCCATGTCTCAGTCCTCCGATCAGAACACCAGCGCGGCGGCCGGGTAGCGGGTCGACGCGTTGGTGTTGTCGTTGTTGATCGTGTTCGCGACCTGCCAGCCGACGCGGAACTTGACCCGCATCGCGACCATGTCCTGCTGGGCAAGGTTGTAGACGATCGCCCCGGTGTTGTCCTGGATCACGGCCTGGTCGAGCAGCTTGAACGTGATGTCCTCGCGCACGGCCACGACGAACTGGCTCGCCCAGTCGCCGGCGAACATCCGAACGTTGCTGCCCGCGCCGCCGCCAGTGGCCCAGAGACCGCGCATCGGGTACGCGATCGGGGACCCGTCGAGCGAGTTCAGGTCACCGGTCAGACGGCCCTGGTCGAGCCGCTCGCCGTCCGCGTTGCGGGCCGCGCGCAGCTTGCGCCGCACCGCCCGGGAGGCGACGAAGCCGGAGACGTCGAACCCGTCCTCTTCGACCGCGGAGATCAGGTTGTCGATGTCGCCGAAGTACCCGCCCGCGGTCGCGGCCGCGGTCCCCTCGGTGACCGTGTTGCCGGCCGCGATGGTGGCCGCCAGCACGTTCGTCGGGAAGCTGGCCGGTGCGTTCGTACCGAAGAACACCGCGCTGTCGAGCGCCCGGTAGAACGCCTCGACGATGTACGGCTCGGCGTTGTCCCAGACGTTGATCTCCACGTCCGCGGCCACGTTCTCCGGGACCGGCATGATCGTGGCAAGTTCCTCGATGTTCAGGAACTTGTTGTCCCAGGCCATCTCGGTGGTCTGCTTCAGGCCGGTGTCACCCGTCACCCAGTACGCGACCGGGAGCGCCGACAAGATCGGGAACCGGATCTGGTTCCGCGACACCGGGATGCGCCGGAAGAGCTGCAGCGTGGCCGAATCCTCTGTGGCCTTGCCCAGCATCCGCCGGGAGACCTCCTCCGGGATCAGGGCCTCGACGTCCGTGCGGGACGTCAGGTTGTTGAACGGCACGGGTACCTCCTGTGGTTGATGCGCAGCAGGCCACGGCCGTGCCGCCGGGCTGCCTAGCTGGTGATGCCGGCTGCTCGCCGGATCAACTGGTTCATGTCGAGCGGGGCCTTACCGCCCTTCGCCCCCTGATCGGGGTCGGGGGTGGCACGGCCGGCGATCTTGGTCAGGGACTCGGCCAGTTCGCCGATCGCGGCGTCGTCCGGCTCGCCGTCTGCGAGCAGGTCCGCGCCCTTGATCCGCTTGAGCAGGCCCTCGACGTCGCCACGATCGATGCCGGCCTTCGCGAGCTGGGCATCGAGCCTGGCCATGGCGAGGCGCGAACTGCGCTCCACGTCGCGCTTGTCGCGCTCCGCGAGCTGAGCCTGCAGGTCGGCAACCTGCTGCTCGATGGTCCTGGCCTTGGTCGCCGCTTCCGCGTTCTGCTTCGCGCGGCCCTCGTGCTTGCGCGCGAGCTTCTGCCACTTCTCGGCCTCGGCCTTCCAATCGGTGCCACCGCCCGCCGTGTCGGCAGGTTCGGCGTCACCTCGTGCGACCGCGTCGGCCAGGAGTTGCTCGGCCTCGGCGTCGGTCAGGCCCAGGTCACTGCCGTCGACGTCGGCCGGAGCCTCGGTCGTGTTCTCGTCGGACATGTCGTGCTCCCGTGTCGGGATGGGCCCCGCATGTGCCGTGTCGGCGCGGGACAACCGCCTGGGATCAGGCGGAAGACTTGACAGACCCGTCGGACTGCCAGGAGTCCGGGATCATGCTGGTGAGGCCGATCTCGCGGGCGCGCCGGATGATGAACCGGCGCACCTTGCGCCGCCCCTCCTCGCCGCCGCTCGCCCGGCCGACGGCGCGGATGGCTTTGGCCAGGTCCTCGCGGTTGCGGATCGGGAAGCGCCCGCCGGAGCCCTCGGCGTCCGGCATGGCCTTGCCCTGGGACGCGAGCTTGCGCCGGGTTTGCGTGTCCGGTCCCGCCACGACCTGCTCCTCCTGTTAACAAGGCCCCTAGAGCGCGCGATGATGTGCACGTGACCCTGCCCGCCCCGCCACCGCAACCTCCGCGGCCGTTCGAGCCCTTCCGGGTCACGCACGTGCTGCACTTGCTGCTGACGCTGGTCACGTTCGGGCTCTGGGCGCCTATCTGGCTGTTCGTCACGATCAGCGCGGACTCCGCCACCCGCCGGGAGCGGCAGCGTTGGGAGCGCGAGTCCGCGGACTATCGCAGGGCGCTTTACCACTGGCAGTGCCATCACCAGCAGGTGTACGGGTTCGTTCCGCCCCTGCCCTAGCGGCCTGGACGCCGCCGTTCGTCGGTCGCGGCCAGGTCGCGCTCACGAATTTGGCGCTTCGTGAACTTGTGCCGCTTCACCGTGAGCACCGGCCCGAGCTCGCCGTGCTGCTTCACGAGCAAGATCTTCCGGTAGTCGATCTGCCGGGCGTCGAACGCCATCTCGCCGAAGGTCTCCCGGATCGCGTTGTGCACATCGTCGGTCATCACGTCGGCGTCGAGCAGGTCCTCGGCGCTGTAGACCGGCACCCCGGAGCGGGTCACGCCGACCGGTGACACCTCATCCGCGATCCGGGTCGAGTTGATGACCCGCCCGGGATCCTGGTCCCCCAGGATCGGCGCGACGACACAGTCGCAGTTCGGGTGGATCGGCAGCAGGTCCTGTTTGCGGTACCGCTGGGTCGAGGCCACGATGCACAGCCCGCAGGACTCCGCGCCGGTGAGCACTCGGCGGTAGAACCGGACCTCGGGCTCTTCGGCCAGCCGATCCCGGGCCGTGTGTGTGACCGCGAGCTCCACATCGGTCAGGGCCACCGAACGGAGCCGGCGCTCACCATCGCCCACGGCGGCCGTCAACGGCTTGCGCTCACGCTCCGTGAGATCGGGGATGTCGATCTGCGCGGCCCGACGGGGTCGCTGCGCGACCGGCACATCCGGGATGTCGATCTGCAGGCCTCGCTGAGGTCCCCGGCCAAGCTCTTCGGCCCGGCCCAAGGCCTCGCTGAGGCTGGAACGTCGCTGCTCGACGCGTTCCTCAGTATCCGCGAGGGACCGCCAGACCTCCTCAAATGGCCGGCGGTACACAGCCTCCGGTCGCACACCGCTGCGCACGGCCGGACCGGTCACCTGGCGGTAGTCCACGCCCCGCGGCCGGAACGGCTCACCACGCTGGTCCGCGAGCACCCGGCCGACGTAGTCGTCGGTGAGCGTGGCCGCAGCCCGCTGCGCACCCTCGACGAGCGGCACGGCGCGGACCACGAATCGGTCCGCGTCCGCGTCCCGCCAGGAGTGCACCTCCAGGAACAGCTCAATGAGCGCCTGTACAAGCCCGCCCCGGATCCGGGCGAGCTGCAGGATGAACTCGTCGATGAGCGAACGCTGCTCCGGCAGGCTCACGGCGCTTCAGGCGGCCGCGGAGCGGTCGGGGCGGGCGGCTGACCAGTCGGCCAGGGCGTGGCCTGGCTCGGGGCCTGCTGGGGCGCGCGAGCGGCCGTCAGAAACGCGTCCGCGGCCTGCTCGGCGCGCAGCTGGGACACCCGCTGCGGCGTCCAGCCGATCTCCTCAGCCAGCATCGTCAGCGGGAAGCCCGCCGCCTTGAGCTTGGACGCGTAATCGGCAACCACGGCCGGCTGGAAGTTCTCCGGACGCGCCCACACGACCTCGGACTGCGACAGGTCCCGCTCCAGGCCGGCGACCCCGGCCATGAGCTGCAGGACCTCCTCGAGGCCCTCACCCCAGACGGCCATGGACTGCTTCACGTCCGCGACGTGCCCGGCGTCCAAGGCTGCGATCGAGTCCGCCCCGATATTGATCAGGTCACCGGGAAGGTAGTAGACCGGGGTGATCGTGACAGCGGCGAACGCACGCATGTCCGCCTCAGTGCCGCGCAGCATCTGCGAGGTGTCGGTCTGCTGGAAGTCGCCGAACTTGGACTCGGGCTGGCCCGGCTCGGGCGGCGGCATCGTCCAGGTTTGGTCCACGCCCGGCTTGAACGGGGCGATCGCCAGGCCTGTGGCGTCGTCGATCTCCGGCTCATAGTTGGTGATCCAACGCTGCCGGAACGCGGCATACCGCTCGGCCGTCAGCCGGTTGAGCAGCGTCAAGTTGAGCCGGTTCTGCACGTCGATCCCGCGCGCGAACGCGGCCTGCGGATCCTCACCCTCGTCACCGTTCAGGAACGGCACCACCGGCACGTCCGGCAGCGACCGACCGGGCTCGGCGCGCTCGGTCCAGGCGTCCGCGGAGAACTTGAGCCGGGTCGCAGCCGCGTCCTTGGACTCCTGGCGGGAGATCCAATGATGCCGTACGCCGGGCAGGTAGAGCGTGGCCATCCAGCGCTTCACGATCGGGTCATGCCACATCCGCAGAGCGGCTAGCCGACGTGACCGATCAGCCGGGTCGGTCTCCACGATGACGTTCTCGGGACCCTCGATCGTCACCCGCGGCCGGGAGGCGTTGCGTGGATCCACCCCGACGATCACATACGCGGCCGACCGGGAGTAGGCCTTGCGCCAGATGCCGAACTGGCGCGCATCCAGCTTCGCGGACTGCCAGAGCCGCCACACTGCGTCGTCCTGGCGCTCGGCGTCCCGGAACCCGATCACCTGCGTGCGGTGCACGCGGGACTCGGCGCAGAGGAAGCACAGGTTTGTCCGGGCCAGGCGCTGGAACCGCCGATAGGCCTCGGCGTGTTGGTTTGGACCAGCCGGCAGATCCTGGTCGCCCTCGTAGTAGCGGCGCCAGTACGCGACCAGGTCCTGACGGTCGATCAGCTTCGGCCCGAGCCGGGCCAGCCATTCGAGCGCGGTCAGGTCAGAGGCCTCCGCCACGGGCGTGCCTCCTATCCTTACCTCTGTGGATGAGAACCCGGCAGTCGCACTGACGAGGGACCAGATCAACGCGCTCCGGGAGCGCGCCGATCACGCCGCCGCGCTATCGGGCATCGGACAGCAGACCCGAGACTTGAAGCTGATCGACCAGGCGAACGACGAACTGATAGCCGTCGTCAGCGCGCTGTTCGAGGCGCTCCCGAGCAACTAGAATCCGTAGGCCCGGCGCTGGCGCCTCGGGCGGGCGTAACCGGCCGTGACCGCGTCCCCCCGGCACTCGTAGGCCAGCACGGCGGCCATCGCCGCGTCGATCTTCCGCGGCGAGCCAGGAAATTCCTTGCTGATCGTGATCCCTGACCGGCCGACCCGGCGGCGCGCGTTCAGCACGTGCCGGGTGAGCACCGACCCGCCGTCATGCGTCAACTGTTGGGTCAGCACGGCCTCGTGGAACCGCTCGAGGGCGTCAACCATGGCCTTGGGTCGGTTCGTCCACCACTCCAGCGGCCGCTGCTGACTCGCCCGCACCCGCAGTCGCGGCCCGAACTCGGCCATCCACCGGTCGATCGTGTCCGCCCAGTACGCTGGGTCCGCGTAGAAGCCGACCACGTTCAGCCGCTCGAACGCCGCGAACACGGCCGCGTCCACGGCCTGCCGGTCGACCTGCCAGCCGTCCCCGGCCGGTCCGTCGGGCTTCTCCCAGCACCCGAGCAGCTCCAGGTGCCCGTCCTCGACTCGGCACGCGACCAGCGCGGTGGAGTCGTCTCGGACCGAGCCGTCGAACCCGAGCGTCACCGTGTCGTTTTCGGCCAGGCTCTTGGTCGCGTCCGCGACCTTGCCCCACTCATTCGGGGCCAGCCAGGCGTCCGAGGCGGCGACCACCTGGTTGAGCCAGTACCTCCGGGAGTCGGAGGGGTCGTTCTGGGGGTCCCAGATCTCGGCGATGATGCCGTCCAGGTCCATCCAATCAGAGGCGGGCCCGTACGCGGCCTTCAGCCCAGCCAGGAGGCTGTCCCGGTCGGACAGATCCACGTCCGGGGGCGCCTCGCGGTGGTCGAACAGTAGGCCCTTCTCCTTCACCCGGCCCTCGACGATGGCCTGGTGGTAGGCGTGAGTCCGCTCGGCCACCGACTCCTCACCGGGCCGGTACATGGTCGAGGTCTCCAGGCACCACGGCTCGGCCTCGCGCCGCTTCCGCAGGTTCCGCCGGACCGTGTCATGCATCCGACGCAGCTCAGGCAACACGTACAGGTGGGTCTCGTCGAAGACGGCGAAGGTCTCCTTCCCGCCGTCTTTCGAAGCGCCAGACGCGGTCGAAGGCACGATCTCGCCGTGCTGGGCGTGCAGCAGAATCCTGCTCGAGGTCTGCGACGAGCGCCCGAAGTCGATCCCAGGGAACTCGTCCCCGTGATGCTCGACCAAGTGCGCCATCATCGTGGACACGTTGTCGAACGTGTTCCCGGACTGCCCCTCCTCGGTCGCCAAGCACCGGATGAACGGCGTCTTCACCGGCTTTCCGACCGGGTTCCCGTTCGCATCCCAGCCGGCGAACCGCACAGGGGCAAGCGCCTCGCCACAGACCATCATCCCGGCCAGCTCGGACTTCGCCCTGCCCTTCGCGCGGGACAGAAACGCTCGCCGGTACACCCGGCGGCCGGTCTCCGGGTCCAGCCGGTAGGCGCGGACGAGGAACTCGTAGAACTCGTCATCGAGCTCGATCGGCTCGCCCATCACATCGCCCGGCCCGTGCACCAGGTAGGCCTCGTACCACTGCACCAGCTGCGGACCGAGGCTCGGGAATTCCCCCGGATAGTCGGGGCCGCGCCAGGGCATCGCTAAAGCACCCCCAGGTCCCAGTGCCGACCGGATTTGAACCGGCGTTTTCGCAAGCGGGGCCATTTGCCGAAGCGGGCCTCGATCCCTACTGCTTGCGATGTCCTCGGCCACTAGACGACTGACACTGGGGTGTCCGCGCGGACACCCCAGATGCTAGCCCGCGATGTGCAGGCCACGCCGCCGGACGGCGGCCGAGGTCGCCTCGCCAGTCTTCTCGCCAGTCTTCTCGGCCTGCTCCGGCGTGGTCACCTTCACCCGCAGCCGCATCCGGTCCTCGGGCGTCGCACCGTACTTGGCCAGGCGCAGCCGCACCTCGGACGCGAACTCCCACCGGCCCTTAGCCCACATCGTGTGGTGCATGAGCGCGGTGTCGATCAGGAATTGCCAGCCGAGCTCGGGCTCGTCGGCAAGCAGCGGCGAGCGACGCAGCGCCTCCCAGAGCGCCACGGTCTGCGGGTGCCACCCCTGATCGTCGGGCAGTACGCCCTCGGGCAGGTCGAACCCGTGCACAGCCCCATCCGCGATCACGGTCTGGACCGGAATGGGGTCGGCGTTGCGCCGGCGCTTGGACTGGGCGGGGGGCGGTCCATGACCGGCCATCGGAACCACCTCCTGGTTCGTCACAGTGCGTGTCCGGTGCGCGGCCAGCAGACCCGTACGCACCGCGAGCCGCAGCCCACTCCCGGTTCAGGTCTGGCCGGGGGAGGGGAGTCATGCCCAGGTCGTCACGGTCCGTGCTGGGCTCGGGCTGCGGTCGGAGCCTGGTCCCTCGTGCGGACGGTCAGAGTTCAGGAAGTAAATCCTGGATGTTGCTCGTTCGGTCGTCGCGATGACAATCGAACGCGCGAATCGTTTCCTTCGCTCGACGATTTACGTGCGTGATGCCACGAACACAACGACGCAAGGTTTGTCAGTTCGTGATTGTCGTTGCGTTGGATGTGGTCGACCTCGGTTGCATGTTCATTGCATCGAACGTTGTGTTCGTTGATTCGAGTGCATCGGTGCTGGTCACGTTCGAGAACAATTCGCCTGCGGTAGGCCCAGTCACGGGGTAGCCGACCCCTGCGGGTGCTTCCAACCCATCCTCGGCCCACGGGTTAGACACCCCCTGCTCGCGCCACCCCACGGCGTCAACGTGGGAACTGGCTCCTTCAGGGGATCTGCCCCCTTAGGATTCGGGTATGGCCCAGACCTACCGAGCCGTGGCCCGGCGTGGCCCATCTGGCTGGACGCTGCACGTGGCTGAGTTCGGCACGGTGTCCACTCGCTCGCTGGCGACGGCGGAGAGGGACGCCCGAGAGCATGTGCTGGCCTGTACTGGGCTGGACGATGCCGCCGTCCACGTGCAGCCGAAGCTCGATCTACGCCTGGGTGAGCTCGTGCAGGAGGCCCGTGTCAAGGCCGCCGAGTTGGCCGAGCTGACCACGACGGTCGCGGCCAAGACGCGTGAGGCTGCGCATGAGCTTCGTGCTGCCGGCCTTTCGAACACCGACATCGCCCATATGTTGGGCGTGTCCGACCAGCGGGTTTCGCAGCTGTTCGGGAAAGCGGGGACGAAGAAGTGACTGATCCTGCGTGGGCCTGGGCGTTCCTGCTCACGTTCGCGGCGTGCCTTCCGGGCATTTTGCTGCTGACGTGGCTCGGTCTCGTTGTTGGCCAGTGGGTCGGCTCGAGGCTCTAGCCCTTGCCTCCGCCGGCAGCCGCCTTCATGGCCTCCCAGCGTGCGACCGCGGCGCAGGCCTGGGCGCGGGATCCGGGGTTCACGTTCTGCAGGCCGGGCCAGTTCAGGTCGCCGGTCGCGCACATCTTCTTCGCGGCGTTGATCGCGGTGGCGATCGCGTGCGAGTGGCTCATGCCCTTGCCGACGAGGTGGACGGCGATGCGCTCGATGTAGTCGGGTAGGCCGCCCTGCTCTTCGACCCAGTTCTTGCGGGGGCTGCGGTCCAGGCGACCGGGCATGGCGCACCTCCGAACGTCATGTCGCCGCCAGGATGGCCCCGACCGCGATCACGGTCACGAGTAGGACGGTGACCAGCAGCGGCGGCCAGTAGCGCCGCAGGAAGTCCACTCGGTCAGTACCAGTTCCGTCCGCCGACGGGGCGTCCGGCGGCGCCGAGGGCGAACAGGATCACGCCGACGACGAGCAGGATGACGCCGATGGTGGTGAGCAGGCTGATGCCGGTGACCCAGCCGAGGACCAGGAGGATCACGCCGAGCACGATCACGGTGTCGCCTCCATGTGGTCGTCCTGACATGCGAGAAGGGCCCGACCCGGCGTGTGCTGGGCGGACCCTTCTGCGAACTCTATGAATCTTGCTGTTCACCCCTTGCTCTTGTCAAGTCGGGCGATCAGTGGTAGCAGCGCTGCTGACAGCTGGTCTGTAGGTGAACCCGACGGCGCGGAGGTACTGTCCGACCTCGATTCGCTCCTCGAGGTCCTTGCCTGTGGCCTCGCCGGTCGAGAGCGTCACGTAAGTTCCCGGCTTTAGCCCCTGTACGTCTCGCACGTGGCTGACGTAGCGCCACGCCCGCCTCTCGGGGCCGAGATCGTGCTCGCGGGCGTAGTTCCATGCGGCACGGTGGTTGTCGGCGATGATCAGTAGCGGCTGGTCAGTCACTGCTGCATCATGCTGCCCGTTTGAGGAACACGTCGAGGACATCGCCGATGCGGTACAGCGGCCTGCGCTTCGCATCCACCGAGATGACCTTGATGCGGCCTGCTGAGGCGTACCGGCGGATGGTGGACGACCCGATCTGCACCCCGAGGTTGGAGACGAGGCCGGCGAGAAGTCCGCTGTAGGCGACCTGGTCTTCGATGCAGGCCAGCATCCACTCTCGGCGTTTGGCCATGTCGTGTCGGGCTCCGCAGACTTTGCAGGTGGCTGTGGTCTTCCCGGGTGCGGCGTAGAGGTCTTCCCGGCACACCCAGCCGTCTTCGTGTTCTTCGAGGCACTGTCCGGCGAAGATGCGCTCTAACGGTCGATCTACTGCCCTCCTGGCTTCTCGGATGGCGTGGGTGAGTTCGTCGAATGCCTGTCCGGCTTCTTGGTGTTGGCGGAGGGTGGGGAGGTTGCGGGTGAGCCAGGCTGCGATGGCTGTGGTGTCGGTGTAGTGGTGTTCGTCGAGGTGGTCGCGTTCGTCCTCGGCGAGTCGGCTGGTGTCGAGGGCCCAGGCGTTCAACGTGGTGTTGAGGTCGGAGGCGCAGGCTGCTGCGTGTTCGTTCCACGGCAGGGGCCGTTCGGCGGAGCGGCCGCCGTGTTTCTCGGCGGTGATGCGGGCCTGTCGGGTGCGGGTGATCTCGAGTTCCTGCACGAGGTCGGGGACGGTCTGAAGGTCGCGGGTGAGGTCGTCGGTGTGTGTCCGGCACAGTTGGCCGGCGTCGCCTGTGGGTGCGCTGCACACCTGGCAGCCGGTGTTGGTGGTGGGCGTGTCGGGCACGGCGGTCGCTCCTCCGGGGTAGAGTCCGTCCGCCTGGACGAGGGCCCTGCGCGCTCCCACATAGCGACCCGTCACAGTCGTTGCCGCAGGTATGGGCCTCGCCGCGTTGCTGATCCGCGGCGAGGCCCTCTTCTATGTGTCGGCCTCGATGCGGGCGACGACATCCCGAAGACGCGCCCGGTTGTCCAGGTTCGCGCACGAGAGCATGTCCTTCGCTGCGGCCAGGAGTTCGTCGCGCTGGCGCTCGGCGCGGGCCAGCTGGCGGCGCGGGACGAGGCCAGCGGGGTGGGATTCGGCAGTGACCGCGTTGGGGTCGACGTTCGGGGTGGTCATGGGCGCTGCTTGCCGTTGCCGAGCCAGATGACGGTGCCGAAGGCGATGCAGAACAGCACGAACATGATGATCAGGCCAGGGATGGTGCCGAGGTTGAGGACGGCGATGACGGCGATGGTTCCGATGGCGACGGTGGCGGTGGCGAAGATGCTGACGATGCCGACGCACCAGGCCCAGGCGCGGAGTTTCTCGTTGGGGGGCTTACGCAGGGTGGGGTTGTCGGGTCCGCTGATGGCGCTGAGGTGGGTCACGGGGGTCCTCCGTAGCGGTGTGGGGCGGTTGCTGGTGGTGCGGGTTGCTTGTTGATGCCTCGTTTTGCCGTCTGGTTGCGTCTGTGGCGGCCTGGCGGGGGTTCCTGCGTGTGTGGGGATCCCCCGGAGGCGTCTGGGGGATCTCAGGGCTCGGTCGGGTCGCCGTAGCCGGCGGCGTGGAGGACGTCGATCACGTGGCCCAGTTCCATGCGGACAGGCATGGCCCACTCGAACGGCGCGATGTTGCTTTCGGCGTCGGTGATCTGCTGGAGCGTGCAGAGCCGCAGCCAGCACCACCACTTGTCGGGGATGGCGTGGCCCTTGCGCTTGTGAACGAGAAGGCGGACGTCGTCGACTGGGAGTCTCGGGTCAGCGGCCATGGCGTCGAGCTCGTCGAGCCAGGCATCGATCCGTTCGACGGCCGCGTCCTTGACCGACCACACGATCCCGGGTGTGCCGGTGATGTCTCCCGGGTCTGCTGCGATGCGACTCTTCGTTCGGTAGCCGGTGCGAACCGCCCGTTCCGCTCCCCCGAAGCCGACCATGCGGAGGTATGCGACGAGGTCGCGTTCGGCCTTTGCGCCCTTGTTGCGGGACATCCGGCCGAGCTGGGCGCGAGTCTTCGCGACGGTCACTCGACGTCCTCCAGTTCGGGGCTCCACCTGAATGCGGGCCAGGGTGCGTCCCACTCCTGCGGTGGGGTGGTGTCGGTGCAGATGGGGCAGGCAGGCCGGCACGGCTCGTCAGTCACGACTCACCATCCGATCTTGCGGAGGTAGTCGCGGATCTCGGCGTGGGTTTCCTTCGTGGCCCGGCCAAGTGAGACCGCGAGGAGCCAACGGCGGAGTTGGTCGCGTTCCGCGAGGAGTTCCCCGACGACGATGCCGCGGATGTGCTGCTGGTCTTCGGCGGTCACGACGACCTCCGGTCCAGTTCGCGGATGGTGACCTCGGCCGCCAGCCTGCGCACCTCGGGCTCCAGGTCGACGGCGACGACTTCCCGGACCAGGTCCCGCAGCACCGGTGCCAACCCGGCGGCGAACTGGTCGATGAGGGGGTTGGGGATGATCGGGGTGACGATGACACCCATGCCGCGCTGCTTCCGGAACCTGGCCTGGGCGGCGACCAGGACCTCGCGGAGCCGGGCTTCCAGCTCGAGGTCGGTCATCGGGCGGCCCACTTCCACGGGGTCCGCTTAAACGCCCCACCGACCATGTACAGGCCGAGGGTGAGCCAGACGGCCTGCCAGTAGTCGACAGCCGCGATGACCGGGTACAGGTCGTGCGCGGTGTTCACCCCGAGCATCAGGAACAGGCCACCGAGGAACGCGATGCTGGCGAACCTGGCTACGACCTGGACGATCAGGACGCGGAGCTTTGGCGGCTCGGGTTCGACGGGCTGGATGCGGACGGCTTGCTCGTTCATGCGGCGTTCCACCAGTCGTTGCGGACCCAGCGCCGCTCAAACCTGCGCCGCGCCCCAGCCCGGTGGCGGGGGTTGAGGTCGTTGGGGTCGGCGGGTAGCAGACCGCAACGCTGACAGGGGAAGACGTGGGCGATCACGCGGCACCTCGGCTCGGCTTCCGGCCCTTCACTGTGATCTGGTGCGTTCCCGTACGGGGGTAGGCCTGGACGCTGTAGTGGCAGTCGCCGGTCGCGATGATCACGTAGTCGTGCAGCGGCACGTAGGCGGTCTGCACGTCTCCGGTCTTGAGGTCCTCGACGGTGACACGCAACGCGGACTGCTCTGCGGTGTCGGTCATGGGTGTCCTGTCTGTGAGGGTGGTGGGCGGGTTGACGCCGTGACGTCGTGCAAGGCCGGGACTCATGCCGACCTCATCAACGCAGCTGAGATGTGGTCCCAGTCGAAGTTCGGGCGGGCCCCGACCCGATCCCGGATCCGCGCAGCCGTGTACGTCGACATGCGGGTGTGGACGGCGACCTCCACATCCGTCCAGCCGCACTCCACGAGCCCTGCGACGAGGTCCTCCCGGTCCCGCGGGTCCAGGGCCTCGGCCGGTTCACGGCCAGCGCAGCACGCCTCCCACAACACCTGCCCCGAACGCACACCAGGAGGACGACGCAACGAGGAGGGGATCTGCCGGCGGGTCACGACGTTGCCTCGTGGACGACGACCGGAATGCCGGCCTTCTCCGCCTCGCGCATGCAGTGGCGGGTGCCGCGAGACTCACCGAGCGGGAAGGCCAGACACACATCCGCCCCCAGGTTGACCATCTCCGCGTTGCGGACGTAGCCAGCGCGCTTCCCGTAGCGCTCCCAATCAGCAGGATGCGGCTCGTCCCGGTAGGCGAGCTCAAACGCGGCAGACGCGGCGAGCGTGTCCGCCCCACGAGCGGCGCCGTGGACGACCGTCACCTCGTTGTCGCTGATGGACCGCCCGCTGGCCGCAACTGCTGCCTTGATCGCCTCGCGGATCGCGTATCGGTTCGTCCAGTTCCGTGACCCGGTGACGAGGATCCTCACGACGCCTCCCCGCGCAGGTGCTCGGCCAACAGCTCCGCACGCGACGGGTGACACGCCGACTCCTTCAACGGCTTCCCAGACGACGGGGACGTGCAGCGGACACCCACCGGCGCGGAACAGTGCGGGCACGCCACCCGCAGCGCGAACCCCTTCCGGTCCCGGCGTTCCTCCGACCAGCCCATCGACTGCGCGAGCTCCCCGACGATCCGCTGGATCCGCTCGGCTGCCGCGGGGTCGACAGGGGCGGCCTCGAGCGCGAGAGCCTCGTCGCGCAAAGCCCGGTCCTGGCGGGCCGCCTTCACCCGTGCCGTGACGTGCGCCGGCATCAGGTAGTCCGGGTTCTCGGAGAAGTGCTCATGGACGGCCTCGAGCGCCTCGTGGAGCGTCCACCGGCCAAGCTCCGCCGCCTTGCCCCACGCCAGCACCGAGGCAGGGTTGGCCTTGCGGTTGTCGTAGGCGCTGATGGCCGTGAGCAGATCCACGACCTCGTCATGAGTCATCACTGCTGCTCTCCCGTCGTGATCGCGAAGAGGGCCCGACCATCGGTGCCCGTCTGCTTGAGCCGCTGCCATTCGTCGACGCGGTTGGCGGGCTGCGGGGAGCTGGCGCCCTGCCGGTACTCGTTCCTGGCCTGGGTGATCAAGGTGTCGTACTGGGCGCGGAACTTGCCCATCGAGCGGATGTTGCCCATCCAGAAGTGATGGCTGGTGGCCCAGTCGATGAGCCGCAACGCCTGGCTGAGATCGCGGCCGTCGCGGTCGAGGAGGAGGCGGGCGTGGCGCCGCCACTCCTGGAACGACGCCGGGAGCTTGAACTCGTTCTCTCGGAGCCGATCACGAAGACAGGCCACGAGCTGGTCGACATCGTCCCGTGGCGGCTCCGCCGACGCGGGGGAAGAAGACGAAGTCTTCTTCTGTTCTTCCTCTACCTCTACCTCTGCCATCGTTTCGCCATCGCCTTGCCATCCGTTTGTCATGGCAGTTGCATGGCTCTTGCTATGGCGTTTGCCATCCCGGTTGCTAGACCATCGGCTGGCTGCGCCCTTCCTGCCCGCGTCCCGGCGGGCATCCCTGAGGGTCTTCGCTTCCTCGGCCGACCGCTGGTGAGCGAGGTAGTCGTGCACCACACCCATGCCGGCCATCGGCTGCGGGCAGCGCTCGCACGTGTGGCCGGTCTCGTGCCACAGACCGACGTCGACCAGCAGCCGGGCCACAGTCGTCTTCACGCCAGCGAGGCGCAGCACGACCGGCATGGGGAACGACCCGTCGGTGAGGTTCTGCCCGCAGTAGCAGAGCGCCACGACGTAGGCCCAGCCGGCGGCGGGTTCGTCGATCACGGCGAGCTTCGGGTTCAGCGGGAGGTCGACTGACACCCGGATGAACTCGCGGTAGTCGGGTTTCATGGACATGTGGCATCAGCCCGTTGGGCGCCTGGTTGTTGGGGAGCTGTCACCAGAATCGCCTCCTCTTCGTTGGACTGTCGGGGGGTTGTCGCTGTCGGCGGGCCCGAGGTTGGGATTCACCCGGGCCCGCCGGC